TGAGCTGAGGAACGCCATGAGGACGGGTTTGATAAGTAGTGTCATTTATTTAGATGTTTTTTTAGGTGTTTTCTTTGTAGCCTTAGCTTTAGCTTGTTCTTCGGCTTGTTTCTTTATTGCTTCACTTATAGTGCTCATAGTACATTTCGGTTCTTTAGGTTTACTCCAAGGTTTATACCAAGGTTTAGGTGGCGTTATACATTTCAAAACTTCTTTCTTTGCCTTAGTCCAAGATGATATAGGAATAACATCACTACACATTTCAGACACTCTTGTATTAGGCAATAGCATGAAGCCTTTCTGTTGCAGTTCAGCACACTTCAAGACTCTGACTAATTCGTAGTCAAGTCTCATCTTTTCTTCTTGTCTTGCCGCCATGCTGCGACATCTATTCAAACCTTCACGATCTAAAGGGACCATGAAGTTTATCTGACCTCCCCAGTTCTCAGCTAATGTGTAACTAGAGGGTCTCATTCCATCTTCATCTATATCCCATGGTTTAGTATGATTTCCCATATAGAATGGAGAGAATGTCATTGTAGCTCCATTACACGATATGTTAGGTCCGTAGTGCTGTCTTGACGGTGCTCCATTGTTCTGGAATTGCACCGCTTGGTTGGTTACATTTCCCGTCGCAGCAGCTACTGGATTACTAACATTATTTTCTTCAGCTCTAGCAGGAGCTATTGAGAGAAGACTGATAAGGATACCGTAGTAGAAGTAGTGTCGATTTCTCTTTCGATTTCTGTTACTGACAGTACCTGACTGGCTGCTCTCGTTACTATTTCTAGCTCGAATGGATCTCCAGCTGTATGTAGTGTGAATACCGAATCTGAATCGGCTACACCTCCTGATGAGGTTGAGGTATGGGTTATGTTTTCCCCAGTCCATTTGCTTAATGCAGACCCATAAGTGGTCGTGGTTATTTCCTCGACGATTTCTTGAGTCGTTGTTGTTGTACTGTTCATCGAACCCTGGGTGAAGTTTGGGGTTACTAATTCTGCCTTCGCTACCGTGGGTGATGCCAGTAGGAAGAGTAAAAGCCATTTCTTCATTCTTCCTGTTTCTTTGCCATAGGGCAGTTTACTGTTCCTTTGTCTTTATTATTATTACCAGTAGATAAACCAAATGTTGCAAGTGCTCCAGTAAATACCGACGCTACAAATGTAATATCGCTATTACCAGCTTTCTTAATCATAGGTAATTCTACGTAGTT